GCTACTGAACCAAAGAGAGCAAGAATATGTTTCTTTAGTTCATTACGATAGCGCCATACTTTGGCATATAATGCTCCATCCTTATAGAGCTTTTTCATCGATGTTGTACAACCAGAAATTGCTGCACGATAGTCCCATAATTCAGCTGTGCTAAATGCGGACCAAGGTGATCCAAAAAGAGCGACTGCATCTTTGTCCTCATCTTCTACAGAATCAAGGATAGATTTTGCTTTGTCGCTGAGATTATTGCATGTATCACACCATTTATGACCCTTATTTAGGTTATTATAGTGATCACATTTGCATTTATTCTCGCCACAACACTTGCAATCAGTTTGAGGTTCACAAGTACAAACTGCAATGGAGTCATTGCAGACAGTGCAGAACTCATCCTCTCCTTCAGATTTCTTTTCACATGTCTCACACCAATAATGACCATCATTTAGTTCATCAAAGTGTGCACATGCACATGGAAAAGTCTCGCAACATTTGCAAGTAGGATCAGGATCACAAGTGCAAACAACTGAAGGACACCCACAGGTGTAACAGAATTCGCACTCATCAAGTTCTTTTTGAGCCTTAGCTTTCTCTTTTTGGTAAGCAATATGACGCTTAACATCTTTGGCAATAAAAGAACACATAGCTGCAAAGTCGTGTTCCTCATCATCGTATTTGTTCCATTCATCTCGGTTAATTATTTCCCAGACAATTTCTTTTTTACCAGTCTCTTCATCTGTCTCGATGTGACTAAATCGTTTTAATGTCAATTTGTATACATCATAGCGAGGCTTATCGAATTTAATTAGTCCTCCATAGGAGTTCTTATATTCATCTCTAGCCTCAACTGTGACATCTAAAGCAAATCGGCGTAAAATACTCTCAGCACATGCTGAACACTCGATAGCACGAAGTGTTTCATCGTTAGTTGTAGCTAAGAATGCATCATTGCCTGGATAATAAATACCCTTCTCTTTTGTGTCTGCCTTCTCTAGTGGACGAGGAACCGTATTGACATAATTTAAAATCCTGTCATAATTGGGTTTTTCATTCTTATTGTTGGCAACATCATCAGCGCAAATAACCTTGTGTGAGGGGAAGATTGTAGATTCAAATTTTTCAGAAATATTTGTAAATACAACTTGGCCTCTTTCATTGGGATCATGTTTATAAGCATGTAACACAATGCGAGAGCACATATCCAACAAAGTTGATTTTCCAGTACCCGAAGGTCCTGCAAACTTTATTGAATAGGCTTCTAATTTACGAGGTGCATCTGCAACTGATGCATACAATTGAGATTGTTTATCTGTCAATGAACGGACAAAATTAGAGACACTCATACGTTGTTGGGTGCTTGTGCACCGTGAGATGAGTGATTTTGCAGTCTTGATTGCTTTACCTAGACGTGATTCAAATTCTTTCTTGGTTAGATTGAATCGGTCCTTGAGTTCAACTTCCTTATTCGCAATAACGAAAGGAAAAGCTTGTTCAAGTACACGAACTTCAACTTCAAATTGTTGAGTTTCATCTTTACCAAGAATAAATACGGACCAGTCTCCAGTGCGAATCTTTTCCCAATTTCCGAGAACAAATTCATAACACATGAAGACCATTTCGATAACGTCTTTCACTTCTGGTAATTGTGCCTTAAATTTCTTGAATTGCTTGACAATAACTTCAATGTCAATAGCTTCAAGAGATACTGCATCAGTAACACAAGCGTAAAGTGCTGAAATCTTGAGAAAGAATGTGGTAATGTTATCCCACAACT